ACTAGCACTCGAAAAAGGCTGGAGGTATAGTCCTAGGCTGCAAGTAGATTTATTCGGAAATAGTTGGGGTACATAATGTTAAACTGGTTTAAAAACAAACAAAAAACTCATATATCACCTGAAGAAGAGCGTAGATCTATCCTTGCAAAAGAAAAAGAAATTGCTTCAAAAAAAGGTCTAGCGTGGGTGGCAGTGCTTGACACCCAAGTTAATCCGGAAAATATTCGCAATGGATTCTTTGAATTAGATTGGAACAATCAATTTATTGAAGAACTAATTGATGCAGGCTACACAGGCGAAACAAATGAAGAATTAGTCGATCAATGGTTCAGGACTATTGCTACACAAATATTAAATGAGCAAGGGGTTGACAACGACCGCGGAATCGGGTATATTAAAGTATAAACATTCTAATCTAAATAGATATGGCAACTTATATTCTAGTTGATAGTGCAAACACATTCTTCCGTGCTCGCCATGTTGTACGTGGCGACATTGAAACGAAAACAGGCATGGCGCTACATGTCACATTAAGTTCTGTTAAAAAGGCTTGGCAGGATTTTAACGGCGATCATGTAGTATTTTGTTTAGAAGGTCGTAGCTGGCGTAAAGATTTTTACGCTCCTTACAAGCGTAACAGACAAGAATCTCGTGATGCACTTACTGAACGTGAAGCAAAAGAAGATCGTGCATTTTGGGAAACATTTGATCAATTCAAAGACTTTATAATAGAAAAAACTAATTGTACTGTATTGCACGATCCACAGCTAGAAGCAGACGATCTTATTGCAGGCTGGATACAACATCACCCTAACGACCAGCATGTAATTATTTCAACCGACGGAGACTTTGCACAACTAATTGCACCTAATGTAAAACAGTACAATGGTGTAACAAACCAAACTACAACAATAGATGGATATCTAACAGAAAAAGGTAATCCTGTAAAAGATCGCAAAACAGGCAAACCTAAACCTGCACCCAATCCTGAGTGGCTATTATTTGAAAAATGTATGCGAGGCGATACTAGTGACAATGTGTTTAGTGCATATCCTGGTGTCCGTAAAAAAGGTACAAAGAATAAAGTCGGGTTGCTCGAAGCATTTGATGATAAGAAAACAAAAGGTTTTAATTGGAATAACCTAATGTTACAACGTTGGCTTGATCACGAAGGTGTTGAACATCGTGTACTAGATGACTACAATAGGAATGTAATGCTATGTGATCTAACTGCCCAACCTAAAGAAATAAAAAAAATAATAAGTGACAAAATACTAGGTACACCTAGTAAATCTGTAGGTCAAGTAGGAATCAAATTTATGAAATTCTGTGCAAAACATGAATTAAATAGACTATCTGAGCAAGCCGATACATATGCAAAAATTATTAACTCAAGCTATAACGGAGACACACAATGACAGTGCATGCAAAAGAAATCATTAATGGTAAGTTTTGGATTCTAGAGGATAATGGCGAAAAAGTTGCAACTTTATCAATTGCCGATAACAAATTTTTACTAAGCGACAAAACAGGTGTACAATTTTTTGACGATCAAAAGTTTATAGAATCTAATCTTGGAAAGCAAATTATTTGGGATAAGCTAGAGATTGTAGAAAGTTCTATTAAAGAAGTACACGGTTTTCCGACTAGAGTAGTACCTGTAAATTCTATATACGATGTTGCTAAGAAATTGCCACTATTTACTAAAGGAGAAAGTTCGAAAAGTTACTTCTGTGCAGGTTATTACATAATCGGTTTTGAAAAAGGATGGTTGAAAAGTTTTTGTCCTAAACTAGTAACACTTGAAAAATATCTATACGAAGGTCCTTTTAAAAATAAAATAGAAATGAAAAATGCCTTAAGGAGAAAAAATGGAAAATGAATTAATTAACACATCTTGTATAAGCTCATTTATAAAACGTGTACAAAATGCAGAATTACAAAACGATAAAGAAGTAAGATTAAATATTAAAGAAGCAAAAACTTTAACATACACTTTAAGCTTAGTAATGACCAGATTAACTGGCAAATTAGAAGACTTATATGTTTCAAAAAAATTAGACAATAACGAAGAAATTATTAAAATTACTATGGACGGCGGAAAGGGTTGGTAATAAATAAATAAAATGAAGGATTAGTATTTTATGAGCAGACCCAAACCCAATGTTATGTTAGAACATTTTGACAAAAAAACATATAAAATTGAACAAATTTTAAAAGCCGATGCAATATGGATTGTTGCATATAACAATGCTCCGTTTAATTTACGTAGTATACATAGCATTTTAAATACTCCGGGTCCAAAATATAAAAAAACCAGTTTCACCAATCCTGGACATGCTTATAATCTTGCTAAAAAATTAAACAATATGTTTGAAACTGATAATTTTACTGTAATAAAAATAGAAAATTTTTAATGTCAAAAACACTGTATACAAAAATTTTTTTAAAACAAGCAGATATTGCTATATCTCCTCCAACTTTAAAACTTTACACTCAAAAATGGTGGCAGAACACAAGAGAAAAAAACGAAGGAGGCATGCGTCTAACTGAAGAGGGATTTGATTTTTTAAAAAATCAAATAGATTTACGATTTTATGAAATACCTTTGCCTAGAAAGCTAAAGTTGACTACACAAACTATTATTTTCCTTGATCAATTTATAACTTGTCCTTACTTCCTAGAGCAAAGTAGTATTTTTGTTACAGATGAAAAGAAGTCCATGGAACTACATCTTTTTAGCGGCGATTTAGAAAAATACGGGTTAACAAAGGCAATGGGTAGATATGACTGATAAAGAATTGCAGGACATACTAGCTGAACTGTCCGATAGTCCGTCTACCTTCAAAACTGCTATAGAAACGTACAAAAATATGTCCGATTCTGATCTAAAACGAGAATTAGGCAAACAAATTAAACAAGCCAAAGAAAATTTTGAGAAGCTAGACATAATGCTAGAAGACTTGCAATGGAACATAGAAACTGAGCTTGTAAATCAAATATTAGAAAAAAATTCTCAAAAAAACCCTTGACCTTTCCTGCATACCTGCTATACTATTATTATGTTGCGTAACAGAGCGCAGCGCATTTTAACCCTACCAGGAGATACTAAATGGATACTGCACGAACACTTTCCCCAAACAAAGCCAAGTCACGTATTTCACATGCTATCACTAAGAAGCGTCCAGTATTCATTTGGGGGCCTCCAGGCATTGGCAAGAGTGACATTGTGCATCAGATCGGTGATGCACTTGATGCTCATGTGATTGATGTCCGATTGAGCTTGTGGGAGCCAACTGACATCAAAGGCATTCCTTATTACTCTGCAGAAGACAACAGGATGAGCTGGGCTCCTCCGGTCGAATTGCCCGACGCTGCTATGGCTTCACAACACAAGGCTATTATTTTATTCTTAGATGAGATGAATTCTGCCGCACCTGCTGTACAGGCTGCTGCATATCAGCTTATCCTTAATCGTCGTGTAGGCGCTTACGAACTACCAGACAACGTTTATATTGTTGCTGCAGGTAACAGAGAAACTGACAAAGGTGTTACTTATCGCATGCCTGCTCCGCTTGCTAATCGCTTTGTTCACTTAGAACTTGCCGTAAGCTTCGACGACTGGTTTAACTGGGCTGTTGACAACAAAATCCACAAAGACGTTGTAGGCTTCCTTCAGTTTGCCAAGCGTGATTTGTATGATTTTGATCCTAAGAGTCCTAATCGTTCGTTTGCTACACCTCGCAGTTGGAGTTTTGTGAGTGAATTGCTCGAAGATAATCTCGACGACGAAACTACAACTGATCTTGTATCAGGTTGTGTTGGCGAGGGTCTTGCAATTAAATTTGTTGCACATCGCAAAGTTGCTGCAAGCATGCCTAATCCAACTGACATCCTCGAAGGCAAGATTAAAGAGATCAAATCAAAAGAGATCTCTGCTATGTACTCACTTACTGTTTCACTGTGCTACGAACTGAAAGAAGCATGTGACAAAGGTGACAAGAAGTTTGACTCTAAAGTCGACAAGTTTTTACGTTTTATGATGGATAATTTTGAAACTGAGCTTGTTGTTATGGGTGTAAAACTTGCACTTACACAATATCAACTTCCGATTGATCCGGACGAAATTGAATGCTTTGACGAATTCCACGAGCGTTTCGGACGTTACATTACAAAAGCTCAACAAGCTTAATCCTGCCGGGCGCCAAGAGCGCCCATTTTTTTCCTTGACTTCCTACCCGCATTCTCATATAATATAAGTATAATTACAACATAGGAGACTTTATGACAGTTGACACAAAAGAATTCAAGCCAAAAGATTTATCTCCAGAAGAACTTGCTAAGATGAGCAAGGAAGTTGAAGATAAGATTATTGTTGCTCGTGTAGGCCTTTTGCTCCGACATCCATTTTTCGGCAATATGGCAACTCGTCTTAAAATCGAATCCTGCGATGCGTGGTGTCCTACTGCTGCTACAGACGGCAGACATCTTTACTACAATACACAATTCTTTAATCAGCTCACAGAAAAACAGATCGAATTTGTAATTGCACATGAAATTTTACATTGTGTATACGATCACATGAGTCGCAGAGATGATCGTAATCCTATGTTATACAACGTTGCCTGTGACTATCTTGTAAACAACTTACTACTACGTGAACGCATCGGAGAAAAAGTAACACAAATTCCTATTTTCCAAGACTACAAGTATGATGGCTGGACTAGTGAAGAAGTCTATGACGAATTGAAAAAAGAAGCAGATGAAAAGGGTGAAGAATTTATTAAGGAGTTAGGAGATTTACTAGACGAGC